TTTAGTATTGTTATCAATCTTAAAACCTGTGCTACTTGTTACTGCGGCGTTTCCTAAAAAACAGGCGCCTTGGGCTGAATGCAATAACACGGTTTGATCGTGCGGATCAGCAGCTACTAAAAGGGTCGCTGTGGTACTACGGTTACTTGGCTAGTTTTCATTTATATACCTAACTTAATAATTAACGCCGCCGCTTTGACGGGCGTAATATCGATTTCAAAGTGCATCTCATCCTTTCGGTTTACGTAATCGCCACCCCAGCGAAGGCCGTACTTTTTAGCCAAGGCCCGGATCATCGGTACCTTTTCTGCCGGGAATGTACCTACCGACCCTAAAGGATGCTTTGGTGCGTTTAGGTCTATGGCTGTGCCCGATGCGTGATTTGATAACTTTTCTGTTACACCGCGTATATTTCTAAAAGCGTAACCCCAGTCATCAAGTGCACCTTCATCTATAGGCTCTATTAGCTCGTGAAACTCTTTAGCAAATCCAATCAGTAATGGTGCTACTGCTTCGGCACATCGTAGCTTTACCTTGGTGCCTGGCACCTGGTAACTTTTTATATCTATAGCTGCCGGGTCTTTAGAAGCGGTCCAGCCGTTATGGCTCCGAAGTGTCATAGCTGATCCAATCTAACTGCCACTATTCCCCAAGATTGTGCTATAAACCTAGAGCCCGAAGGTCATCAGTAGTTAAACCTAATGCTGATAACTTGGCTTCGGCTGCCGCTTTGGCTTGCGCCTTTGCTTCGGCCTCGGCTTTTGCTTTGTCATTTCTTGCTTTTGATTCGGCATATTGTTTTTCAAGTTCTATAACTTCTTCTTGAGTTAATTCAATTTCTTTGATTTCGCCTGTTTCAACATTATGTTCTATTCTAAACATTATGCACCCCAAACTGTATAAGTGCCAGCAGACCAAGTTCCGCCAGGGTTTTTCATATCAATAGTTGAAATCGCTTCACTTTTTGTAAAAATGCCTTTGGCGAAATATGCACCCGCAGTACTGCCTGGTCTTAAATACTCGGACATTATATCTATATCAGTAAAACCAGCATTTTTGCAATTTGTCAATTTGAAAGCAAAAACATTTGAACTTGATGTTCTTAACACTGCTTCAGCCGCTATTTGAATATCTGCCTGTGCTAAAAAAATTCCGCCATTATTCCAAGCAGTTGTCCAACGAGCACCAAAAGTGTTATGTTTGTTACCTGATGTATCTGAGTTTAATCTAATTACAAAAGCATCATCTGTGCTGTTATTTGTAGTTCCATAAACCAAAACAAGAATGTCAGTATAGGAAGTTAAACCTGTTATTTGAACTGATGCACCTGATAAAGTTCCAGTTGCAATTTGAGTCATATTGCCAGCACCGCCAGAAGCAGCAGCCCATTTTAATCCTGTAGCCTCTGCGCTGTCGGCTGTTAAAATTGTTCCGTTTGCGCCCACGGTTAACTTAGAGAAAGTGTCTGCTCCGGTGCCTACTACTAAATCGCCCTTCGCATCTATTGCCGTGGCCATTGAGTTAGTAACAGTTACAGTACCGGAAGTACCACCGCCTGAAATACCGATTCCAGCGGTAACGCCTTCAATATCGCCTGTAGCTCCAGAAGCCACCCAAGCGGCTCCATCGTAATACCATAATCCATTTGTATCTTTAGTAAATGCGAAGTTACCTTCTTGCGGTGATGTGACTGCGGCATCTCTAGCTGCGGCACTGGCAAATACCCAAATGCCCTGCATCAAATACCCATCAACATCGCTGGCGGTAAGAACTTCACCAGTAGTGAAATCCTTAAATCCTAAACCTGCTGCCATAGTTTCTCCTTAATAGCTGAGTACATTGTAGTCTAACCGACCGTATATATTATTATTTAGAATCAGCGCGTCGATAACTGGCTCCAGCGTAGTAAATACGGTTTTGAAGCTATTCGGCGTTATCGTATTGGCAACACCGAAAATCTGTAAAGTTTTTTCTAGGGTAGATCCGCCTGGCTGGGTAGTCAGAACGGTTATTGGATCAAAGAAATCAAGGTCTAAAGCCGCGATAATCCCGGTATCGTAGTTAGGCGTATAAAGGTCTAAGACTATGGCATCGCATCGGATTGAAGTTTCGGCCCGGCTGGCCACATACGCCCGGGCGTAATCCAAAGCCACTGCGTCGGTCTGCATCAGTAGCTCGTTTAGAAAATAACTATGTGCGAAGTATTTATCGATACTTGGCTGATTGATTGCCACTTGGGGCGACCCATTGGCCCTGGTGATTGTGGCCTGATTAAAGACTAATACGTCGTTTAGAATCCAAGCCGCATCCTGGTATTTAATACCGGTACCGTTATCTGCAAATAAGGTCGGAGTAGCTCCTATAGAGCCGGCTGTAACGGCTCGATCTTGGAATACAAAGGACCCGGAAGCATCGACGTATAAGGCTCCATATTCTGACTGGGTTACGGTTTCCATTGCAGCTAGTGAAGTCCTAGGGGTACCCGGATCTGCCTGAAGCGTAGTTAATCCAGGGTCTACATCGCGCATACTTGTCGGCCAGTCAATCTCATCTAAAATCTCGTTTATACGGGTGCCTGATAGGTCGCCTGCCGTTGCCCCAGTAACCGTACTGATCTGGGCATTCTGGGCCAACCTGAACGCATCTACGGCCTGTATAGTGGTAATAGCGACGTCGCTGTCGGCCTCTTTAGGGTAGGTAGTTACATAAGAAGTAATAAACCCAGAAAATATAGGGTAGGTAACGCCTAGATAATTAGCTGAGATTTGAACCTTACGCATAGGGGTTAAAACTTCGAAGTAGGGCGACGCTGGATTCTGTGGATTAAAGTCGCCATTCTGATCAACAATACGAAGGGTTAAAGTGCCGGTTTGAAATTGGTCTATCAAGGCGTTACGGCCGCGCCTAGTTTCGATGCGGTTTATTTGGTCAGACACATCCACAATAACGGCGGCTGAATCTGCAAGTATATTTGTACCCAAAATACCTTGGTCTAAGATCATAGCCTGTGCGAATGATGGTCCGGTGCTGAAGTTAATAACAGCGTTTACGGTAGGTACTGCCATTACAAGCCGCCTGCTACTCCGTAAGATATTCCGGTCTTAGTTGCCACCTGGATACTTTCAGCTACTAACTGGGCAAATCTATCACCGGTCTGAGCTGTGTCTACCGTGATTCTAATATCCTGCATAGATGCTTCTTCGCCGCGCCTAAAATCTGCTGGACTAAATACGCCACCCATAGAAGAACCGGTTAAATTAGAACTTAAGGATCCACCAGTAGTCATATTAATATTATCTAAAAATTGCTGTATTTTGCTATTTTGAGCTCTTACACTTGCTAAAGCTACATCGTAAGTAATATTTCCACCGCCACCGATGGCGGCTTTGCCACCAGAACTTACATTGAAGCCAGACAAGTAAGAAGCTATTCTGGCATTTAATTGCCGGATTAAATCTAATACCATATTTTGAACATAATCATCTATTTTAGTACTTAAAGTTTTCACTTTAAAAATTGCAAAATCCTCTAAAGACATACCAGCCAATCTGGCTTGTTCGGCTAACTTTTTCAACGCCTCTGAGGCTTCAATTTCCGCTAATAATTTTTTAGCCATAGCTTCGTTATTGTCTAAAATTGCTAATTGAGCTTGTAAGCGTAATTTTGTTTCTGAGTCGGTTGCACTGTTTAAAGCCGCTGTAATCCCTATACGTTCAATATCAAACTTTTTCTGTAATTCTGCTACGTTCTTATTATCTATAGCATTTTTTAATCCAAGTAATCTGAGTTCCTCGGCTCTGGCTTTGGCCAGACCATCAGCTACTCTTTTTTCTTGCTTAACTTGCTGTACGTAAATTCTTGACGCAGTTCTTTCTTGACCGCCTCTATCTTGCTGTGGCATAGCGCTTCTGCCTATTTGTCGTAAGCCACCTATGTAAGCACCTATAACCGGTATATTTCTAACATCAAATATACTGCCGCCACCAGGTAGATTACCTAAATCTTTTAATTCACTTCCGACCTTTCCTAAACCTACGATTACTTCACTTATAGCCGTTGCGAAATCTTCCATTCCTGTGGTCAGGTTATCAATAGTATTATCATCGCTTAATAGAGTTAAAGCGTCTAAAATGCCCTTGCCAATAATTTCTTGAGCGTCGGCGGCGGCTACAGCTAGTAAATCCATTTTACCGGCGTAGGTAGTTAATCTAGCTGCCGATTGGCCAGCAAACTTCTTATTAAGTTCGCCCATAATTTTATTCATATCGCCACTAGCCAACAAAGCCTTATCTAAGCCGGCACCGAGTCTGCTTAATCCTGTGGTGTTACCGGCATAAGCACGAGCTAAAGCGGTGGTAACGGTAGTTAATGATTTACCGGTAGCTGCACTTACATTTAAGGCGGTATTTAATGCATCTTGGCTGGTATTTATTGACCCGGTAACGGTAAGTAATTGTTGAAATGCCGGCCGCAGTTGGTCATCTAATACCCCTGTGGTCTTCTGTAGATTGGCTATATAAAGTTCTACACCCGGCGCGCTAAATTGGTAGCCTGTATTTTTTAATTGAATCTCTAAAGACTTGGCGGCTTTTTCATCGGCAGCGAATGCTTGAACTGCTTTTTTACTGTAATTAGTTAATGCTCTAACGCTGAACGCTGTAGCAAATACTTTAGCGAAACTTTTTACTTGTTTTTCAAAGGTAGATATTTCTTTTTTACCTTTTTTTAATCCTTTGTTATCAAAGGTGCTGACCGCCGATACTATTAAATTAGCCATCAGGCAGCCTTCCTAATTTCGGTATCTTTAATAAATTTAACCGCTACGGTATCGATTGCTTTAACTACCGCCGGTATAACTTTATTAGATTCTTCGTACCAGGCCCGATAGATAACACGGCCACGCTGTTTATTCTGACCCTTCATACTGGTTAAAAATTCAGCAGCTGAATTAAACTGTGCCGGTGCGTTAGGGTTTAAAGATCCCTTACCTTCAGGCACTCCTAGCCGCCCAGCAGTTTCAAATATAGCGCCAGGGGCCGTTACGTTAGCGACATAAAAAGATGCTTTAAATCCTCGGTCATTTCTTCGATTTTGACCTGATCTATAAATAATACCTTTTTGTGCCTGTGCGTAATCGTAGGTCGGAAAGGGCCTATACACCACCGTACTAGCTGATGAAGTTTTTTTAGCCCATCCGCTTAAGACTTGATCGTCGGCAGGTAGATAGCCACGGGCTTTATTTTGCACAATAGCCATTGCAGCCTTTATATTTTTCTGCATTTCTTTATTGAGTGCCGGATCTACTTTAGTCATAGCCTTTTGGAGCTCTTTAACGCCGTTTACTACGACTGGCATTTTTCAACTCCTTAGCTCTATCTTTTAATACTTGTACTATGGCTTCAAGCATTCTTGAATCCATATCTATGAATTCTTTAGGCGCAATCCCGGTTTCGACGCTTAAAGCGGCGATACTGTAAATAATTGAATCACGCCCTACTATTTTTTTTCTTCGTCTAGTACTTCTACCGTTTCTAAAGTTTCTATGAACTCTAGGCCAAAGGTCGGCACAGTTATATTAGCCCTGCGTAAGCATTCCCAAGCCAGCCAGAAGATCTCCGTTTGTCTTTCGTGTTCACGCAGGACTTTTGATATTCCTGCTCCGTGCTTAATTTCAAATGCATATTCGACACCCGGCGTAATTTTGTGCTCAGTTACTTCGCCGTTAGCCCTTGTTATCTTTAGCTTTGCCATTATTGCTCCTTAGAAGGTTCCAGTAGTTGCGTAGGCAACTGTAGAATTGCAGGTAAACGTAATCGATGAGTTGTTTATGCTTGCTACATCACCGTTAATCGGTGTTAAGTTATTGATCAGGATTGATACAGTGTAAAGCGGATTTGTTGCGCTTACGGCTGTGCCTTTTACCGGAATCAATACTGCGGTTACTGTAGTGCCATAATTGGTCTGCAGTAGCGTAGTGATTTGAGAAGCTGCGAAATCGTTAAAGAAGTCGAGCGAAAGTGTGCTCGATTCCAGACCCTTGGTGAATCTATGGGAAAGATCTCCAAGTGCGCTGATTTCTAGCTCGTCGAAGGTTTGAGTTAGTGTCGCGCTGGACACGTGATCTGAGATATCTACCGTAGCGATTTTCACGCCTACGGTGGAGTTAAGCATTACGGCCATTGTTATTCCTCTTTCTCTGCGGTAGGCGCA